CCTTGAACGCGGGCGGCATGTAGCGCCCGCCGGTACGAATCACCGTGATTGCGGCGCGGCAGGACGTAGCCGCCGTGCTCACCTTCACGCCGAGGTAACGCTTCGACGCCGTCGAGGTAAGCTGCTCGGCCTTGATGTCGAATGCGCCGACCGCATTGTTGACCACCGCCGACATGACCGCAGAGGCATTCAGGCCGATGTCGCCAACAGCGGCGTCAGCCAGCGCAATGCGGATGGAGTCGGTCGTGGGAGTGGTCAGGGTCAGGACGCCCGTGGAAAATCCAAGGGTGCTTTCCAGCCCCGTCTTAAGGGAGTCGATGGACCCGGCAATACCCGTGTTGACGGTAGAGCCGACCGTGGTGCCGAAGTTGATGTTGGTCGCGTACTGCAACGTGGAGCCGGAAGCCCACGCCGCCGTCGAAGTCGTGTAGGTGAACTTCTTGCTCACCGTGCCGACGGAGAGGGTGAAGAAATTGCCGTCCGTCGAGGCCGAAGAGAACGTCAGGGTAAGGTCGCGCACGCCGGAGCCCGCCGCGATGTTCGTCGCAGCGGTACCGCCGACCACGATCCCCGTCTTGCTGCCAGCAGCCGTGGTGCCAGCCGCCGTGGCATTCGAGGACTCCGTCAGGTCGATAGTCACGCCGCCCGCCGCGTTGCCCTCGACGTTGACGACAATGTAGGCGTCCGTGTACTTCGACATATCGTAATTCTGCGACACGGCAGCCGCAGCCGAGGTGAGGCTAAGAACCTCGGAGTCGATTTTCAGTTTTTCAGAGAGTTTTCCGTAGTTCATGGTTTCGTCACCTCCTAATTCAGCACGATGAAGGGCGACACGGTGTTAGCCGCGCTGCCTTCAAGCGGGATAGGCGCGTCGAGCCAGGGCTGGCCGTCCACGTTCCAGAAGATTTTGAGGACGCTCCGGTTGGTCGTGAAGTAGACATGCTCGGACATGGCGACGAAGGGACCGGACCCGTCTTTGATGAGGTAATAGCCGAGATCTGCCAGGATGAGGTCGCCAGCCGTCCCGAGGGCAACCGACCGCTCATGGAACAGAACGGGGATGCCAAGCAGGGTCGGGGGCATACCGGGAACCGCAGACTGCATCCATACGGCGTTGCTGCCCGTCGCATTGTCAACCATCGTCGCGAGCTGCGGGATGGTCGTCTGAGAAGCAATCCAGACGGGATTGCCGCCCATTTTCAGGCGGGCGAACATGCCGACAACGTCGGCGTATGCAATCTGGTTTGCCGTGGTGCGGGCGTAGTTGATGCGGGCGGGCGAGGCGGTAATGCCGAGGGGCCTGCCGACACCGTTGCCGCTGTAGAACGCGTTTTCCTCAGCCGCCGTAATGGCAAGACGAAGCTGGCGCTCACAAACGGACGCAGAGGCCGTCCAGTTGCGAAGCAGCTTGTCGGTGAGGACGAGGTGAGCCGCGACTTCCTTGGGCTCCAACTTGATCTGCCGGATGTCAACGTCCGTCTCGGGCTTGGTTCCCCCTTCCGCGATCCACTGCACGGTCACGCCGCCGTACATGTTTTTCGCTGCACCCTGGTTGAGTGCCGCCATCGAGATGGCCGCATCCGGGGGGGAGCCAGCCGGGATGACCTGTGCGCGGGGCCGGAAAATCGCCGCCTGCGGGTCAATCGCCAGCAGGCCCGGTCTGAACTGCTCGGGCACCATGAAACCGCCCTTCGTTCCAGTCCCCATCGACTGTTCGCGCTCTTCGTAAAGATCGTAAAGCCGGGGGTCGTCCCTGCGGGACACGACGGAAAGAAGGAAGTCCCGAAGGTCAACGAATTCCTTCGGGTCGGTCTTCTGCGCTTTGGTGGACAGGCGCACGGACTTGGCGGGCTTGCTCATGGCCGCTTCCTGCTCGGCAAGCCGTTCCTCGCGCTCGATGTCCTTGTCAATTTTCGCCAGCGAGGCATCGAGGGACTTGTACTCGGTATCCTCGGCCTCCGTCAGATCGCGGGTTTCCGATTCTGCCAGGTCGAGGAGCGCCCGCATCCTCTCGACAGCCTGTGCTTTCTTTTCTTTGAGTTTCTCAATTCGATTCATCGGGATGAACCTCCTACGGTTAGAGCCAGCCTGCGTCGGAGCAAGGCCGTCTTAAAAGGTTTGTATTTCAACGATTCTGCCTTTGACTGTGACCAGCAGTCGTGGCTCCGAACCGCAACGTCGGTTTCCTGATAGGCCGGGAACGTGACCGGCGAAACATCCCAAAGCTTCACCTTCTCAAGCGTGCGAAGGTCTTTGGCCGCGTTCTCTTCGGTTTCCCAACTGTCCTTGATTGTCTGGAAACCGAAGGACATCTGCGAAATGTCGCCCCGCTCGATGGAGGTGACGAGGTCGCGGGCCACCTGCGTATCGGGCGGGTCGATTTCGACGTAGAGCCCTTGCTCGTCCTCGCGCATGGTCAGCGTGCCCGCCTTGTTTCGCCCGAGAATGAAATTCTCGTCGTGATTGAACAGGGCGCGGACATCGTCCTTGCCGATGGACTCTGAGAAGGCCCCCGGCGCGATCCGCTCACGGAACCAGCCGAGATCCGTCTCGGAATTGAATACGGCGGCATGGCCCCGGATCAGCTTCTTTCCGTCTTCGCGTTGCTCGACGCGAAACTCACTATGTAGCGTCCTGCGTTCCTGCTTCATCGAGGGGTAAATCCTCCTGCGTTCCTTGCGTGCTGCTCGTGTTTGGATTCTCGTAGGTATCCCCGCCTTCCCTCGGGTTCATGTTTTCGAGGGCGCGGACCTCATTCGGGCTCATCCACCGGTTCGTGATTGCCGACGCATACGCCTGATAGCGGGTTGCCGTGTCGCCCCGGAGAAGGGCGTCGAGCTTGAACTCCGCGAAGTAGCGGCCCTGCTCTTTCTTGGTCAGCAGCGTTTTGTTGATGGATTGCTCGATACGGACGAGCCACGGCCTGATGCAGTGGATGACGAAAGACATCATCATCTGCTCGGCGCTGGCATAGGTTGTCGTCGTGTCTGGGTGCCCGATGAGGATGCACGGGACGCGGAAGAGGCGGGCGATTTCCTGCACCTGAAAACTGCGGGTTTCGAGGTATTGGGAATCTGTCGCGGACATGCCGACGTTCACCCAATCCATCCCGTTTTCAAGAACGATGATCTTGAATTTGTTATCGCCGGAAAGGGCGTCCTGTACGGACGTTTTCAGGCGGGTATGGGCGTCTTCCTTGAGGGTGCCGGGATGCTTGACGATGCCCGATGTTTTTGCCCCGTTTTTGTAATATGAAATGCCGTGATCCTCGGCGCTCATGGCGAGGCCGATGGAATTCGCGGCGAGGGTGATCGGGGAGAGCCCGAGAAGACCGTCAGAGGACAGCCCCTTGAGGTGCCAGCACTCGGACTGAGAAAGGGTGATCTGCTTGTGGCTGTCCGGGTCGCGGTACTTGTACTGCACATCGTAGTCGGTAAAATCCTTGAACTCGGGCTCCACCTTGTCGGGATGAAGGGGGATTATTTGCAGGACACGGCCCGCGTTGTCCCGCTGAATGAACGAATAGGCGTTGCCGCGCAGGGCGGTATGCCCCACCTGCATTTCTCGGAACTCATGGGCAGTCTGGAAATTGTTGGGGGAATCGTGCAGGAAGGGATAAAGCCAATGCCCGTCGGCAACGTCCTTGCCGCCGTCCTTGCGCCGCTTGTAGACCATCAGGGGAAGCGATGCGATGGTTTCCGAAATGACGCGGACGCAGGCAAAAACCGCCGACTGACCTAAAGCCGAGTCGGCATCTACGTTGTAACCCGTCTTGTTTTGACGGCCCAGGAGCCGGATAATCCAGTGGTTAGGATCGTCCACGCCCCTGCGTTCGATAAACTTTGCAGCAAAGTCTAGCAGTTTGCCCAAATATGCAACCCCTGGCCAGAGTCGTTTTGGCTAGGCGGTTCGATCAATGAGGGGAGGGCCGTCTATCCGGCCCGCGAACCGCCTGACTGACACCCATACGGGTGAGTCCTTGGGGTTGATTGTGAATAAAAAAATGCCGTGGCGCACATACACCACGGCACAAAATATACATGCTTTAATGTTTTTTACTGAATTGGCTGCTTGTAGTACCCCTTCGCCTCCATGCAGGAGTGAAAGACCCTGTTTCCCCTGATGACCCATTCATCGAGGTTTTGCATGGAGCCGGTGGCCTTGTCAGCTTCAAACCGGCATTCGCGCACGGTCTGGTCAAATTCTGATTGCGTCCCTCCGTCCTTCGCCCATTTCCACGACGGGGCGCACGATGCAAGCAAGAATGCACAGCACGCCAGAACAATAAGCCTTTTCATGTTGCCCTCCATTTTCGCTAGTCGTTCGACGTTTGGGATAAAATGATGATCTCGACCACTTCCTGCCTCGGTATCCTAAGCACCTTTTCGGATATTTTCAAGCCCCTGATCTTCCCCACGTTGTGCCATGCGTATATCGTCTGGACCGATACGTCGAAATACTCCGCAACTTCCCTCGGCGTGTAAAGCGCCTTCATCGGCAGGCCGTCAAGATTCGTGCTCATGTCAACCTCGTAAAGATCACGTTTTCGATGTCTACGTTTTCCCCGCTGCGCCACGGCTTGAATCTGGAGTGCTCTTTCATGGTGTTGAAATCATTGCGGTCTGTGTACCCGTTGACGATAAACGTCTGCCTGATCCGCTGCGCCTCATCCCCGGATTTTCCCATTTCAATGACGCACGACCTGAACACCCGATCCGCAATGAGGCCCTTCATTCCATCGATCACTATCGCCTCTTGCCCGTCAATGTCGATTTTGATGTGATCGGGGTTGCCGAACAGCCGAGCGAAATCATCTAGGGCGTGGGTGTGAATCGCGTATCCCGTGTCGCCCAACTGCCCGCCGCTCGAACCAGCGTCGGCGCTCTTATAAGCAAACTGCGAAATGCCCGTTACGTCCGACACCCCGCCGAGCAAGGCCCATAGATTATCGC